ATTGGTGATAGTGATCTTCTGTATGTTCTCTTCTTCTTCTTTAATCATTGTATAATACTCAATAGGTACAACATTAAACTGTTTTAATAAACTAGAACCAATGTTATATTGTAACCAGTAAGCAGCATCTATTTGATTCCACTCACGTTTCTTTATATAGTCTACCTGGTACTTAGCAACAGGTGTATACTTTATATTATCTAGTGAGCCATTCTCTCTGATATATGCATTATAATCTTCCACTACTCTGAACAATGCCTGAGAATATGTTAGATTAAATAATAATAATATCAGATCTATCTTACCACCTTGATTACCAGTAGAGAAATCCTTGTACCTATATTCATTACGAGTTGTATCTAAATAAATAAACATACTTGGTGTTTTCTCATTAGGATTAAATATAGACTTGATCTTAACATCTTGTCCTGTTAATCTTTCAGGTAGATCCAAATAGTATTCAAATACCCAGCTACTTTTTATCTCATCTTTTTCACTTATAAAATTCTTTGTACTTATCATAATCAAAATAATAGCAAGGGTGGACAAGTGTATTAACTGTATGGCAATAGCGCCTTTATGCCCACCCCTACTCTTATATATTAAAGATCAAAATCAGAACCATTCACCTTTGCAATCTTTGGTTCAAAGTTACTAGCTTGACCATTAGATGGTACATCTTTCTTAACCACTGCTTTAACATGTGTAGAAGCATTAAAGCTAATTAGTCTAGAGTTCTCAGCATCTTTAGCTTCCATAGGTATACCATCCTTAGATAACTTAGGAAGATATAAATCATTATTGATATATCCTTCTTTGTTTTCCCATTCACGGCTAGCTAAACAAACATTAAAGAAGTTACTATTAGAGAATAAGCTGTTACACTTAGACATAAAGTCTTCCATTGTTTGTGCTTCTATAGCATCTAACTCAGATCTCTTACCTAATGTTTCAGATAAGAATATCATAGACTTAAGTATCTCTTGGTCTCTGCTAATTTCTCTACCACTTGGTAATGTAGTATCCTTAAAAGGAAATGGTGTTACCCTTACTCTACCAATTTGACCATCATATCTACCCTTAGATTCATTATCTTTGTCTCTAAAGAATCCTTCAAACTCACCACCCATTGGCTCTGACTCCATATGTAGATTAACATTATATGCTTCTCTGTCATAAGGTGTTTGATCAAATGTGATTGAGTTGATTCTTACCACGTTGTTACCTGGACCCATTAAAGGTCTTGCTTTTCCTGAGCCTACGCTCATGTCTTTTGTACTTAACATACTTTCTTTTTTTTTAATTAATTAATTGATTATTGTTCATACTCTGCTATACAGTTCTTTACTAACTGTAGATCATTATCTATAAAGGACTCTTCAAACATGTCCATAGGAGATTTACATGTGTTCTCTCCATTATTTTGGGTATCAAACCCGTACTCTAAACCATCATCAGTCTTCTTAACTCTACCAAATAATACTATAGAGAATAAACCTTCTAGTGTTAAGGTGTTGTCAATCATCTTACCAATTGTTTTAGCTTTAACTTTTCTGTGCCCATTGCCATCTACTGATTCTTCTGAGTGTGTCAAGAAAAATATAGTTAAGTCTGACCTCATATCTTTAGGCATCTTAGCAACCTGCGCTAAGTTAGCTGCAATCTGAGTAAACTTATCATACCCTTTTTCATTAGCTCTATCAAAGTATTCAAAGCTAGACATATACTGCCAATCATCTATAATAAGATTAGTTATATGTGGCATTTTATCATTCACATGTTGCATTGCTTTAACAATACCAGGTGCTGATGAAGCTGATGTCATATTACCTTTAGGATTATCTTTAGATATATTTACATAATCTTTTTTCCATCCCTTGAAAGGTAAAGGTTTGTTTGCAATGTTAACTATAAATGTTTCTTTAGGATCCAATGTCCTAATTGCTGTGGACTTACCTGTCCCTGAGTCAGCAATAACTAATACGCTTTGTGCCATTCTATTTTAATTTTTGATTAATACTTAATAATGCTTTTTCAATACCCTTTAGGACATCCACTATATCTCTTTCATCCGGGTCTGTTAATTCAATTGGTGGTTGTACAGTGGGTGATGTACTCTTACTTGTTACATCTTTAATTGCTTTAAGCTCTCCTGCAGGTACAATGTGCCTTTGAAAGCCTGAGTTACTTGTAATTAGTTCATACTCTTCTTTCCAATGAGGGTTATACTTTAATAAATAAAGGGTCCTCTTTGGATCTTCTGAATCATAATCAATACTTACAAACTCTGTATATATATCTTGGTTATTTTCTAACTCACTAGGAAAGAATGATACATGAAGTTCATCCTTGCCTGATGGTCTATATGCCATCTTTGGTATGTATGCTGGATTGTTTAGATTATTAGTATCAAAGTAATCCTTATGTTCTTGTAACAACTCTTCAACTTTAGCTTTACGTTCTTGAGGTGTCATCTTTTTTTTTGTATTTAATTTACTCATCTTCTTTGTTGTTGTGGAGGTGTGTCCATCTCCTGAATTTCCATTCTCTCAAAGGCAGCTTTAAAGAAACTCATACGGGCATCCCCGTTTCTTGCCTTAAGAAAATGTAATACTAATGTTTTATCATCTTCAATAATATATCTATCAGGTCCATATAATCTAATCTTTTGTTTAGCTGGCCTGTTAATACCTACTAGAGTATCAGCATGTTGAAGCATAGCATCTGATCCAAATATGTCTGACTCAAGTACATAGTTACCATACTTACCATCAACAGCTCTATCCGGATTGTCAATGTTACGGTTCAATTGTGACAATGCAATAAACATACAGGGATATTCACGCTTAACTTGTGTAAAGAATTCACCTAATTCAAATAACATATCTAACCTGTTATTTTGATAGGGAGCTCTCTTAACTAGTATAGTATGATCTAATGTTATAATAGTCTTCTTGCCCTTATGCTCATTCATATATGCATCTACTTGTTCTCTCATTTGATTGACAGTCATAGGAGTAGATATAATATCTACAGGATTTTTAATCCTTTGTTTAGCATATGCATGACACCTATCAAATGTTTCTTGTGTTAGTTGTGTACCTGCACTACATAGTTGCTTATATGTTTGACCAGTTAGTGATGAAAACTCTCTAATTGCTGAGGTTCTACCAACCATTTCAAATTGAAATTCTAATACTCTAAAGTCTTCTTGTGGGTTAAGCACAAAAGACTCTCTAATTATTTGATCTTTTATTAATGTTTTACCTGAACCTGGTCTACCACCTATAACTGTAAGTGTATTCCATTCTAGTCCATCTGTTACAGCATCATTAAACTTATGCCATGGTGTATATATGGATTTCTCCTTACCTGATTGTCTATCAAGCATGTATCTAAGTGCTTCTTGAAAGGCCGTGTGTTGACCACCCCATGCTTTACTCATACTATTTTTTCTTTAAAATGATTAATATCTTCTTCATCTATCCCGTCTCTAATCATGTCAACATAATCCATGAGTTGTGATTGTTTTACTTTATTTTGGTCTGACTTACATATAAAATACTGACTAGTCTGCATATACATAAACTCTTTTGTTTCATATTCATTTACATATCTCTTAGTTGCAGTTATTATTTCATCCCATGTTACATTGTATTCACCAAAGAACCATATAAAGTTTTTTGTTAATGTCTTTACATTAGTTCTTGCTGGTTTACCACTTGGTAATTTTCTAGCAGGAAATATCTCTCTATATTCTTCTACTTTTTTTATATAGTCTTTACCCATAAGTATACTACTAGTTTTCTTTTTAGATTTAAGAAAGTAATTGTCATACTTTATTTTGACTTGTCTACCTTTAGCTGTAAGTTCTACACCGGTATCTATATCTTCATTCATAATAATATATCCTTCCTTCTTTAATCCTCTCATTTCTAAATGTGGATTAATTTGTGGAAAGTGTATAGACTCATCAAGTCCATATAATAGAAGGAGTTGGTTTGGTGTAATACCATCCTTCAAAATTTCTTCTAATAGTTCTAACATGTGTGTTGGTTTTTGGGATTACAAATATACTAATTATCATTGACTTATAGTATATTTTTTGTATCTTTGTACCATAGAAATAATAAAAATCATGGCTAAAAAGAAACTAAGAAAATTAAAAAAAGGAGAAGAATCAAAGATTCAAAATGCATCTCCAGAATTTTTAAAACAAATGCAGGAAATTAAAAAACTTCCTGAAGATTGTTTTACATACCTACCTGATTCTGAGACAGTAACAATAGCTCTTAATGGTGAATTTGTTAATGCTTTAAGATTAGCTTTAGAACATTTAATGGAAAGTCAAGAATCATTTAGAGTTGTTAGAGCACTATACAGAATTAAAAGTAATTTTAAAACTGAAGATAATAAAGCTATACCACCTAATAAAATTACTAGATTTGAAACATCAATGTGGGCTGTGATGACACTAATGAATACCATTACTGCAGCAGCTGTTGCTCAAAAGAAATCTAGAGTAGCTGATAAAGAAGAATGGTTTTATGCATTCTCTGAAGCACTTAAACTAGACAGAAAAGAAGATTCTAAAGGTGCAGATCCTCTTGATGAAGCAGAACTAGCTAACCGTATGGGTCTTAGAGTTGATGAAAGAACCGGTGATTTAGTTATTGATAAAGAGTATCTTAAGCAACATGACATGACTAATTCTGGTACAACTACTGAAGCTGAAGATATATTAAAAGGTAGATTTGGTCTTGATCCTGATAATATACCTCTTGATGCCATGGATCCTGAACATTATCCTATACCTTTAAAAAATCAAAAAGGTATGAAAGGGAAAATGGAAGAATGGTAGATCTAACGTAAGTTAGACCCATTAAAATCTCCTATAGTTAAAATTGTCTGTATAACAGAGTTTAACTCTTCTGTATCACAATCAGCAAATGATTTAGTAACCATTGCTGTATCTTTAATAATACCTTTTAAAGTAACAGGATCCTCTCCAATATCATTAGCCAGTTGACGGATCATTGCATGTATCTTAGCTAATTGGGCATTACTACCCTTCATACCTACAGTGTTAGCAAATACTTCTATCTTTGTACCTTCAGGAAGATCTTTAATTATATCATTAAGTATATTTTCCTTAGCTTTTATAGTGTGTTCTAATTTCCCATCACGTTTAATTAGTACTGTGTTGTATATTATTTTCATAAAACTTTTATTATGTGTGTTCCTGGTTGCTCATCTCCGCTGTCAGAAATGATGATAGTGATCCTCATGACCTACTATCTTTAATTGCTTTATAAAACTCTGTAATCATACATATAAATATGATAAATACAAAACAAAGACCAGACCATGCTGCTATAGTATTTACCATTATTTAAATCTTACTGTATTAGCATCTATAAGAATAAATGAATGACCACATCCTTTATCACACTTAACATCTTCTGTTGAATAAAACGATAGTCTCTGTTTCATACAGTTAGGACATAAGATACCTGTTGGGGATGGTTCTGTTGGTACATGTTCCATTAATACTTGATTCATTTGTTCTTCTAACATTTTAATGTATAGTTCTTTCATTTTTCCCATAATTGTGTTTTGTTTTTGAGTGTTCATGTGACATTAAGAATGAGAAACCTGCAAAGGCACCCATTCCTAATGTAACTATAATTTCTAATATCATTTTTTAATTCTTTTATCTATATCTTTTTCTATTTGTGTTAATGCATACATACCTGTTACTATTCCAAGGATATATATTACAATGCCAAATATTATATATAATGCTTCCATAATTAATTACTTAAAGGGTTATAATATTCTATCTTACTTTGATCAAAGCCAGACAATGCATTGGTTACCCACTTCTCATCTACAGTATCCTTGTAACATAACACATGACATGTTGCTGTTTCAGTTGGATTAAGACGTAGTAGTCTACCTATACGTTGTGCTGTCTTTCTTTCATTACCATATGCATGCATTATAATACCTTGCTTAAGATTAGGTATGCTTACACCCTCACTTAATTGTAATACACATGACAGCTGGTCAATCCTACCATCACTGAACAACTCAAGATTCTCATCTGAGTTCTTATTCTTTGAGTGGTAACTATGCTTACACATTAGATCAGCTTGCTTCTGTGTATTAGCAAACACAATACACTTCTGACCCATATGTTTCAACATACCTTTAGCATAGTGCTCTTTAGTAGAATAGCTCATCATAGATTTCATACGCAGTATACCAAAGAACTTCTTCTTTTGCATAGTATCTGCTTCTTCTAATCTATTGGTACTGTAATTATAATCATCTATCTCAGATGTATACCATTTACCACCTGTCTTTTTATTATTCTTTTCTAAAGACTTCACGCCTGATAGGCGCAGGTGATGTATAATAATTTTATATTGGTTAAGTATCTTAGTATCAGATGCTTGGTCAACACTAAACTCATACTTCATAGGACAATACTTCTGTACCATTCTATATTTCTCAGTGCCCTTTCTTTGAGGAGGTGTACCGGTTAGTCCCAGTATCTTCCCCGTGTAAGAGCCTAAAAAATTCTCATGATTGTCTAGCAAACTATGACACTCGTCTAAGTATACTACATCATAATCATTTGGGTTATGCTTATTAATGCTGAGGTAGGTAGTATAAGTAATATGTTTACCCATACCTTCCATCTCAGACTTAACCATCTCATCATCCCATGATTTAAATATAGACTTCTTGGGTGCTACTACAAGGTATTGAACCATAGGATTATAGTTATGTACCATATGTTTTAACCCTATTCTTGTCTTGCCCACACCCATAGATATACCTAGACCACATCTCCTGTTGCTAATAGCAATGTCTAATGCTTCTTGTTGTACATCATCTCTGCTCATAAGCTTACTTTTCCATCCGGACCTAAAGTATCAGCGTCCCAATCTCTTAAGAATCTTATAGTTCCCATAGCATGTACTAATACTTCAATGATATGTCCTTTATCCATTTTCAATAGTTGATGTGCATCTACACCAGTATACTTATCTACATTAGTGTACTCTCTAGCTTCAGCTATCTCTTTGTTAAGTACTTCTTTGTACTCTATCTGATCTACAAAAGCTTGTGCTGCAGCATCTAACTTAGGTTCTTCACGTAGTTTTAATTTCTTTAATATATCTTTTGGTATGTCCATTATAATTGATTCTTTTTTATATTATGTTTCTTTAATAATTCTTTTAACTGTCTTTCAAGTACACTCTTACTTGCTTTGTAACTATTGAATATGTTATTGTCATGCAATGTAGAATTACCTAATGTTTGATTTTGGTGATTCATTTTATCAATAGTATGTTTTAGATTTCTACAAATCTCTAATGCTTTTTCCATTTTAATTTCTTTTAATTGAAAATCCTAGTTCTTGTGCTTCAATTGGATGTGTCTCTATCCAATCATGACACGTTCTACATACAGATAACCATGTAGTTGGATCATTATGGTATTTACCCCTTCCCTTCTTATGATGTATATCAGTTGAAGTTTTTGAGCAACCAGGTAATGATGCACAACATAATGGATACTGTTGTAGATAATGTGTTCTTAACTTAGAATAAACTGTGTCAAGAGCATTCATCTTAGAAGACTTATGTCTAATTGGTTTTTTAGATGGTTTAATTGGTGACCTACTGAGTGGCTTTGTTGGGACCTTAGTTAGCCAACATGCTTTACAATATTTATACCTACCTTCAGACTTCCAGATGAATTGCTCTTTTCCACAGCCAACACACAGTTTGCGTTTAGCTTTCACAAGTTGTAATAATTACGAGGTAATAACCCTTCACTTATAAATTTAATTATAAGATCCTCATATGTTATACCTAATGTTTTAAGTTTCATGTCATTAATAAACTTATGATCAGTTTCATTAACAGGTGTATTAACTATATGTTTAGCTAATTTACTATGTGTAAAGATACTAAATATTTCATTAGATCTTTTGTTACAAATCATTTGTTTCCAAGTGTTTATAACATTTTGTGCACGTCTCCACACCCTCTTCACTCTTCTCTTTTTATCCCAGTGCATTTTCTCTAACTCTTCTGGTTTATATACATTTAAACCATGTAACACTCTTTTAAATAAGAAGTGTTGATGTTGACTCAGTTCACTGTATACTACAGTCTGTACTAAGTCTTTTCTAATTGTTTGGTAATCATTCAGTATACCAAGGTATTCTAGTTTGTTGAGTCTTCTTTCTCTATCTATTTTTTGAATTTGTTCCTTATTAAGCATAATTTATTTTCTAAGTGAGTTATTAATTTATTTATATAAAAGGAAAAAGGCTGAGAGTTGGCACCGCAAGTGGTATTCTTCTCAATTAAGTTGATATGACCCCGTCAGGAATTACGCCATCCAACACCTTTAACCTATTAATCTATATAATACATATGATTATAAATCAAATGTATGTACTTCTTCTTCTACTTCTTCAGCTTCAACTGTTTCTTCAATGAGATCTTCATCTTCATTTTCAGCTTCTACTTCTGCTATAGTGTCAATGATGTTTGTTTGTGCAGGATCTACTTCATCCTCATCATTACTTTTAGTGAAGAACTCTTCACCACTAATCATTGATGTGTTATCATCTACAGTTACTTCATCAGAAGCTTCAGCTTTAGTAGCGTTTGCTTCTCTAATAGCGTCACCATTAGTATGTGCTATTAATACATCTGTGTCAAGACCACTTGAGTCATAGAAACATTTTCTGTATATAATTTCACCTTCTTTACAGCATATAACTCCTGTATCACCTGCATATTTTATATCTCTGTCTGGATCATTAGACTGAAATGGCTCAAGTTGCTCCTTAATAACTATTTGCCCAGGTAAATACTTCTTCTTACCTAATCCTAACTCTTTGATTACTTCAGTTTTCCCATTTAACAGTGTGCTCATACGTCTTTGACGTACCCACCCTGATGGTGCTATCCATGTTTTGTTTTGTACTAATAGTACATGTGCATACTCTGGATTGTTTGCAGATACACGGATTTTTGCTCCATGCTCATTAGGTACAATCTCTACCTGGTCATTTGCTTTTGCCATTGTTTTAGTTTTAAGCGGTTAATTAATTTGAATTGAATTTGAATAAAAAAAGGACATACTATAGATGCGTGAT